TTGCAGGGGGCCAAACCTGTTACTGGGCTGAACTCTTTCGAGGCTTTTTAGATTTAGGTTTGGTAGCTGCAGCCGGCTTCGCCTTTTTACCGGGCTCGCCCTCAGTACCTTCCTGTAAGGTTTCTGCATCTACACCCATTTCATAAACAAGCTCGGGGTACTTATCATCCTCAGTCGCTTTTCGCAACCTAGCTCTACCGTATCCACCGATACCCATCATGCGAGCAACCCTGGAATTCGGTATTCCAATGGTTTCAGCAATAGGCCCATGCTTGACTCCTAAAAGTCCCTTTGCACGAGCGTCGTAATCAATTACCTCTGAAATCGGGTAGTTAATATCAATCAGTTGCTCCGGCTTTTTGACAACACTCTTAAAAACCGGTTCTTGTTTCTTATCGAACGATACCGCCTGACGTACTTTGAATGTCTGAGGAAACTTGGTCGCGGCCGATCGCAAGAAAAACACGGCCGCCCAGAAGTCATATTTCAAAAATCGGTCAAAATAGGCGATCTCATCGGATATTCGATCCGACATCGGTCCCCGAGAAGCCTTTACTGAAGCATACGTTCCGGACGATGTCCCGGTCATTATATCTTCTGGCTCGTTGAGTCCCGAAGCAACCATTTCCTTGATGTCGGTATCTTGATTTCTGATCGCGGTAAGCTGTGGATTCTTACAATCCAGCTCAACCCCGGGTGGAAGCACTAAAGAAGACCCCGGAGTTTTCTTTGCCTGGATCCCAGTCTTCCTCCGATCCTCGTCTGACAAGGTCAACCAGAGTTTAAATGCCCTGGCATCCACGAACTTAAACACCCAAACATAAGCCCCGGAGGACTTTTTATGATCGATTTCGTACTTCTTTAGGTTCTCATAATGGTTTAACCACTCGATGGTAGTCCGAAGGTGAGAGATAGCTCTCTTAGTGACAAACCCTTTATCCCAGGACACTACAAAACGATTAAAGCCATGAAATCTCTTATAGATATTGTGACGCTTTTTGCTGTTTTTATGCAAAGTTTTGTCATAATGTTTGTGTTTTCTGGCATCAAATACGGTTTCAGGGTATTTTGCGACAAAAATTGACGGTATTTGGTCTGTAATGGTCCCGTTGGTCGAAATATTGTAAAAAAGTGGCATCGTAGTTTTACTTGAGTGGAATATAATGCCAGAATCACCATCCCCCTGCATATTTATGACCGCAGGATCAATAAAGTCAATTTCGACAAATCCGTCAGGATGCAAAGTCAAAAGCAGGAACAACTCACCCTCGACATTTGACCGCCCAACGTACTTGGGCCAGAATGTATAAAGACGATTTCGCCAATCAAGCTCGATCTCGTCTATAAGTTCTTGGATTTCTTGGATTTCTGAGGTTGCTTCGAAGCCCATACCGGTAAGCCGGCCCATGAGTCCTCGAACGGAGGTGTTGATTTGGGGGTTGCGATTAAACTTCCTCCAGCATTCTTCCTGGAGAGCTTCTCGCTCTTGCTTGCTGTCGTCTTTGTCACCAGGGGAAGCTGATAAAGAAAAACCATCTTCATCAACTCCTTGCGAGGCGTAAGCGTTATACTGCCAGGGCATGCTCATGCCTTGAACTTCAAGTTGAACTCGCTCTAAAACCTCGTTTGGCAATTCCTGAATATAGTTCTCGATGCCGGCATCACTCAACTTGTCTGTCATGATCTATGCACCTTTGTCATATTCTTATCCTATGCTATATGATTTAACTTCGAGCCATATACCATATATAGATAATTGTCAACAACAAAAACACAATTGAAATAATTGTTAAACACTGTTCATTAATTACATATAATTACCTACGACAGAATTATCCATATAAACCTCTCCGAAACTGACTACCGACTTCCGAATCCTAAAATCGTCCGGAGAAAGATCACGACCACCATAAATTGACCAGGCAAGAGAGAAGATCGAGTCATCCTGGATACCGTACTTTTCCATCTTCTCAGTTGACCCGAACCAGCGTTTTTCAGAATCATGATTGAAGACTGAAAATTCCTCCCGAAGCACATCCTCTTTCTTAGAACCCGGGATCGCAATCCGGGGAGCCTTGAACCGACCTTCCCGCATAGCAAGAAGCACTTCCCTGAACGCCTCACGTTGCCGATCGTAAGTCGGAAAGATCGGCTCGAACACAATCGCTCGATCCTCACACCACTTGGCAACGTCCCAGGCACCATATCGCTCAGAGCAAAGTGTATCGATTCCGTCAAACTCCTCCCCGACCTCCTCGAACATCTCCTTCATGGTATCGAGGGAATGATCTTCAAGCAAAGCTATACGCATCAGAAAGTACAGATACTTTGGAGCCGCATCCTCTGTTATTATATTAAGGTGCGGGTTCGATCGTGAACCCGGCAGCCCCTTTGCGACTACCGTCATAATCGTTCGAGCCAGGCCGCGAGTCGCGTACGGGTCACCAAAATCCATCCCGGCACATATCGCCCAGTGGGTATCGAACATATCAGTCATGGTGTTCAGGTTTTCCATGGTGGCCATTTGCGACCGACCAAACGGACTCACCAAAGTATAGATGTCCTCGACCGGTTTTAACCTACTGACAAGATTGGTAATTTTTTCGGCCGACTCCTCAGTGCCGTCCTGAAAACCCTTGCCCTTGGTGTCGCTCATAACCTCGAGTAGATGATATTTCCTCTCGAGTATCTCGTGTACATCCTTGTGATTCAGCAAAAGCTTGTCAGCTCCAACGAATCCCATCTCGTCCACCATATCCGGAGTGAACACTTCCGTGATGCCGGCCGACCATAAATTAAGGAAGTATCGCTCGAACTCACCAAACGGAAACTTGAGCCGATAATCGTTCAACTGCTCCGCATCCATATTCGGGTTCCAGTAATCCGCCAGGTCCCCGTTCTTGGAATGCCGGTAAGAAAAGAAGACCGTCTTCATCTCGCCCTTGAGTGCACCAGAATATAATTTATACAGTACGTGAGTTTTCTCTGACACGGTGCTATCGATTACGCCCAGGGCGTTGGGAATGTTCCGAATGGATCCATCCAGCTGTACGAAGAACTTGGGATTCTTCATGTCAAAGATTTCTGAGAAGGTGTAACCGGTGATATTGGAAACGATACCAGAGAAGGATGAGATAGACCGTACCAGGGAGATAACTTCGCCGCGGGGATTCTTGAGCCGTATCTCTTTCTCCTGGATGTTCCGGGGCCCCACAAGTGCGTACAGGTTGGGAGAGTTCCGGATGATGTCACGCATGATGTCAAAGTGCACGAACTTGACCTGATCACGAGAGTTGGCACCCAACATGATCTGTTGACGCTCCCAAATAAAGAACTTCCAGACCTGAATCAGACAAGCCAGGAGTGACTTACCTTCACCTCGTTGCCAACAGAACACGAGCATACGATACTTGAATCGCTTGTTCTCCATGACAAGAGCTTCCCGGAGTATCTCTTTCTGCTGCTCCCAGATGTACTGATATGATTTACCGGTCTTGGGGTTAGGTGTATTCGGTAGGTCCCCGATCAAGGTCCAGACTGCAATGTCTGAGCCGACCGAGTAAATGGGTACGCACACGTTATCTTCTGTGAAGGCGATCATGCCTTCAGCACCATCGTTGTAAGCAATGGTTGCGGGCTTGGCTTTTCGTTTCTTCTTGGCTGCAGGCTTGGCGGATTTACGAGGTTTGCGTATCATTGATAAGACCCTTTCGGTTTACGACTCCTCTTGAGTGTAGTACCACCTGGCAAAACCGTACCGGGTTTTAACGCATCAGAATCTCCTCCGGATACACCGATCTTTTGTCGGGTAATACCGATCAGCTTAATCGTTTCCCGAATCTCTTTAAAGATCGGATGCACGTTCTTCTTGCCCCGGGAAGCATACACGACGTCGCTCCGGACACCCAGCTCCTCGATCCAGAACCGCATGAGCTGACCATACAAGGGAACAAGCTCAGTCCCGATCCGAAAGACCGCGTCCTGGTCGAGTTCGGTGTCTGAGCGAAACATCAGGGACGAGCTACAAGCCTTTAAAAACTTCTGCATAGCCGTACACTTACCCGTACGCTGGTAGTCACAATACTTGTCGGCCGGGCAGTCCTCGTCCATACATTCCTGGATAGCATCCCAGGAGTACATAACAACCTCAAAATCGGGATCATTGTGATCGATCAGCTTGCCCTTCGAGATCGCCATACTACCAACCTTGTTTGCAAAAGCAGTGTGCTGTATAGGATTATATTTATTCGTCATAATAGATTCCCATCGTACTGTTGGTCAAATCCTCCTTGATCGCCATGATCAATCTCCTTTAGTCTTTATTCGTGTGCTCGTACCAGTCCAAAGTCAGACTGCCCTCATTATTGTCTGTATAAGATGTTGCTCGTACAAGGTACTCAGTGTTGGCTTTCAATACCCATTCGTGACGTTCCCCACCACCTGCTGATTTGGCAATAGCCTCAACATCAATGAGCACATCTGTGGTGGCTTGTGTTACTGTCACTCCAGACTTGATTGTTAATTTTGATGTTTTTGAACTGTTCCTGTTCCTATTTTTGGGTGTTACAGAACTACCACTGGATATGTTAAAATTAGCAGCAACGCCATTATCTTCAAATAATTCCCAATACGCCGGTGTGTTTGCTTCACCAAGAATAATAATATGTGCATACTTGGCTGTGTTGGGGGTGGTGATATGAAATGTCATAGGAGACGTTATATCAAAGGCATTCACAGCAGTCTTCTGACTTACTGTATAGGCACTCCCTCCATGAATCTCATGATGTGCATAATCAATACAGAGCAAAGCTCTTGTCGATTTGTCTAAACCAACATAACGAGCAAGATCCCCCGTAATCATTCCTAATAACCTAGTTTTCATTTTGATTCTCCTAAATAGAA